TAAACTTTCCTCTAGCATCTTGTACATCTGCTGTCTCTAAAGCAAAGACATCTACTTCTAGTTCTTTCATCTGTAAATCAAAAGCTTGTTCAGACTTTTTAAGTTCTAACATTTGTTCAGGTGTAGCGTCAGCTAGTCCTTTCTCTATAGCTTTAGGGTTATTAGGAACACCTAAAACATCAGCAATCATTTTAGTTGCTATTCCTCCCATTGGTCCACCAAGAGCAGTACCTAATGTAGGAGCTACAGCACCGACTATTGTTTTTAATAGGTTCTTCATTTTAAACTCTTGATTACTTTACTTAGTACCACGTCTTGTAGTTCTTTACTTCGTCTACCTACTTGCCCATACCATTTACTGTCTTCCATTTGTACAGCCATCTCTTTCCAGTTGTGTTCTCTACAAGCTTTAATCATATTTTTAAATTTAGATAGTCTTGTTCCGCCTAGATTAAAACACATGTTTACTAACACATGTTGTATATCTTCAGGTAAGTTATAGAAACCTTCCTCGCTTCCAAAGATATGTATAGCTTCGGCTAAGTGAGTAACAAAATCATCTTTGTAGTACATGTCCACAACCTCTTGAGATACAGAAGTACCTACTGCCCAATCATATTCAGGGTCTTGAGGTTTACAAAGGTGTCCAACTCCTAAAGTTTTATACCCTAAACTATCTTCGTAGATGTTTAGTACCTCGCCTTCATGTCTTTTTATTTGTTCTTTGCATAGTTCTATATTCATCCTGTTAATTTCTCCATTTGTAATTTAGTATCGTCTTTCATTTTAGAATCCATTTCCATTAATAACTTACCTGCTGCCGGAATAGTTATACCATACTTCCTAGAGATATCAATAATACGTGCGTCAAATATTACGTAGTTATTTTTTTTATCTCCTTTTTTATTTCTAGTTATTCCATCATTATATTTTATACCTTGTATTCCTTGTTCAGCAAGTATATCTTCTACAACTAATTTATCACTCTTTTTAAGTCTGTTAATACCTAATAAAAAATCTCCTGCTTTTAAATCATTTGCTATTATTTTAGCATCAAACACTAGTTGACTTCTTCCTCCTTCAATAGTTCTTGACCATGTAGGGTACTTACCATAAATATTCACAAACACTTCTAGCTCATCATTATCTAACGAAGAAAGTACATTGTCAGTAGCGTCTTGAACTTTTGCATTTTGTTTTCCTATAGTTTTGTCCCAATCAAACAGTTCTTTATTTGTTGTTTTTAGATGAACTTCAAACATGTTACCTTTAAACATTACAGGTTTTTCTACATACCTATAAACAGCATCTTCTTTCATCGAAATATTATTTATTTTTTCTTGAAAAGAAGTTGCTTTTTCTTTTTCAACTTTAGATAATTTATTAAAATATTTTTCATATAGTTTGTTAAGAACTATTGGGTCTCTTCTTTCTTTCTCAAGTGATACTGGATTTATTTCTGGCACATAAGCGTCTTTTTTAAAAACTAAATCGTTATGCTCGTCCTTTAGTTTTTGTGCCTGTTTACGTAACTCCATAATTTCTTTGTTTCTAGTAAGACCTTCTTTGTAACCTTCAGCAATGAATTCAGTTTCTGTAAAATATAATCCTTTACCAAAAGCATTAGCACCTTCTCCAGTTTTTAAAAACTCTGTACTGAACTTATCAAAATCTGATGCAGTGCCGTGAAAAGCTTTAATATCTTTTGGCTTTCTTGTAATTGTTTTTGCAATTTGTTGAGCTACTTTACCACCAAAATTTAAACCTAACCTAGCAAAGTTATCTGAGTAAGGTTTACCAGTATACTTATTTACTCTATCAGAAGCGTTTTCTTTAGTGTAAGGCACATCGTCTTTACCCTTTACCAATCCACCCGTAGAGTAATTCTGTGTATAAGAGCGTTCATAAGAAGGAGAATACTTAGTTGATGTAGGTTTTTGTTTAATGCCTAATAAGTAAGAAGTTTCTTTATCTATTTCTTTAGCGTTTCTATTTAATGTATCAAAAGGATTTTCGCCTAGGTACTCAGATAAATTAGTTCTATCAATAAGTCCTTTAGTACCTGATAAGGGAGCTTTCCTACTTAATGTTTCTGCCATTCCCCTTCTACCAAGTATTAAACCTAAGGTGTCACTCATTACAGGACCACCTAAACTTATTCCAGAAACAATAGGATTTTTTGTATACTCAAGAGAGTCTCCAAAACGAGCACCATAATCTAGAGGACCGTATAGTCCAACTCTTTGAAAAGCTTTTAACACATCTTCTTTTTTAAAACCTTCTTCAGCTATCTTGTCTCTAGTAGCCTCACTAGACCTCCAGTAATTTGTAGCTAGAGCTACACTAGTAGCTGTTAAAGCAAAGGCTCCTAACTTAGCACCGTTTACTTTAGGATTAACAATTGCAGACCTAATATAATTTTTTAAAACTGTATTACTAAAAACTGCAGGATACCTTAAAAACTGTGTAAGAATATCTACTTTAGGATTAGTCATAAAGACTGGTATTCTAGCTCTATCTCTACCTACCGGCATTATAACTTCATTTACAAATCTACCAGAACCTTGAACTACAGATTTATAAAAGTTATCTGCGTATTCTATGTTTCCTGTTAAGACACCGTCTTTTCTTGCAGGACCAAAAGATGTTTTAGCACCATCATTTAACCATCTTAAACCATCTTCTATATCTATTCCTAAATCAAAAAGTTCACTTTTTAATCTTTGTATGTCTTTTATTTTATTAGGAGAATTTATTTTATTAAGTTTATTTGTTAAAACTTTTCCCATCATTTTAGATTCATCAAAGATATCTATACCTTGTTTTACTAAAACATCTAAAGATTCTAAATTTTCTTTTATTAAACCTTTACCTATATTAAAAGATGCTAACTGTACAGCTTTTGTCCAAGGCATGAGTAGGTTCATTCTAAAATACCCTCTACCTATTTTCTTTAAAAATTCATTCTGTAGTCCTTCTCCAGATAGTCTATTTGTAGACTCTGCAATAGCTTCGTCCATTCCCATAAACACTTGATTCATTTCTTTTTGAATTTGTGAATCAGTAAGCTTATGTTTTTTCCTAAGTAAAATAGGTATGTCTTGAACAAATATTTTATGTCCTTCTTTAATACCACTAAGAGCATCTTTAATAGGACCGCTTATAGAACCGCCTGTTTTTGTTAAAGGTATTATAGCTTCTGTTACTGAAGAAACTGTTGCAAGGGGAAGGTAGGCTAAAGAATTAGCAAGTTTTGTTCCGTCATAAATTCCTTGAATTAATCCACTATCAAAATAATTTACCTGTCCTGTAATAGACTTATAAAGTTTATTAATTCTTCTTTTATCTCCGCTTGTTAAACCGCTTTCATCTCCTCTTGCTGCACGTAACTCGTCATCCATAGGTTTTAACCATCTTTTTTCAAACTGTGAAGCGTTTGATTTCATAGAAAACTCAGGAAGTAAAAAACTTTTCTTATGTTGAATAGTATTAGCAGCATTCATATAATAAGTAATTGCTGAATTTAAATCGTTATTTAAAAAGTCTTCAAAAACATTATCATTTAAATTTTTAAACTGTCTAGACTGAGATAGTAAAATAGAATGAGAAGCAAACAACTCATTATTCTTATTCAACATCTCTCTTACTACAGTAACAGCTTCACTTTTATCTTTTACAATTTTTTCAGTTACTAATAAATTTTGAAACTTTGTCCTGTTATCTTTAATAGCTTTTCTATCCCAGCTTCTAGTAAAATAATTTTTTATTTTTCTTTCTGGTTTAATAAGTTTTGCATCAATAGCATCATCAAATATTCTATCAAAGAAAACTTTTAAGTCTTTAGAAACTTGTTGTACTTCAGTACTATACTTTTCAGGACTAGCTCCTCTTAAAATTCTAATGACTCCAATTTCGTCTGCCTCACTCATGGTACCTGTTTTTCTAATAGGTGCTGTAGCCTCATCAAATAAACTGTGGTATTCTCCTCTCAAGTTCTCTAACCGTTCTCCGTGTCCCATTTTTACTTTATCTCTAGTAACAGAACCAAATCCTCTACTAAAATCTTCTCTCATCAAGTTACCTAACTCTCTAGTTACAGGAGAAAACTTTGCCTTAGTATCTAAAATAGATGTGGCTGAACCAATACTACTAGCTTTTGCGATGTCTGCAATTTCTAAAGTTTTATAAAATTTATCAGCTAGACTACCTTCAACAGTTTCTAAATATGCATCGTCTGAATAAAGTCTATTCATTTTACTATAAAACAAATTAGCTTTTTGAATTCCTCCTCCAATTAAACCACCTGTTAAAGCTCCTATTACAGTAGAACCCACTAACTCAGGAGCAGAATATATTTTTCTTAAGTCTGTATTTATTTCTGTTGTTTGTCTAAAATGATTATCTAATCCTGTCCAAGCTCCTACTTCTGCACCCGTAACAAGTGCTGCTTTTTTTATAGCTTGTTTACCTTCTTGTTTTAGCATCCCCGCTGTAATAGGTTTTGCTGGTCCTACAAAAGCTTTTGCACCCTGTATTCCGGCTGTGCCTATAACTTGTCTAGTAGCTAAAGATGTTCCTCCTGTAAAAGGTGCTGCAAGTGCAGCTACAATCACTGTAGGGTCGGTTGCTATATCAATACTTGCATCTTTTACTAAACCTGCAAATTGTTTTAGGCTTCCTAAATCTGCATTATCAAATTCTTTTCTTAAGTAATTGTAATCTTGTTTTTGCTGTTGGTTAAACTTACCACTTTGCATTGCTCTCTTCATACCAGAGTATAGATTAAAATCTGAATCTCTTAAGTATTCAAAAACATCCTCAGAATTTTCACCTACAGACTGCAAGAATCTTTCAGAAGTTTCTAAAAACTTTTCATCTTTTTCTAACTCGTCTAAAGTTTTTTTACGTCCAGAGTAAGTTCCACCAAAAGCAGAAGGCTTGTCAAAATATTTATTACTCATATGTATTTAAAATATTTATAATTTCATCATAAGTTTCTGGACTATCTTTTAATAAAGTATTAAGTTTATTATTTAACTTTTGTACATTTGAAGTATTTGTACTTAGACCATATTTTGATTGAAGAATGTCTGAAACACGTCTTGCATTTTCATCTTGTATTTCTTTTGCTTCTTTTTCAGAAGGACGTGTAAATAAATTTCTATTAATTTTTGTAGTTTTGTTTTTTTCTATAGTACGCAATTTAGACCTTATAATATTTTTCTTTTCTGTAAAAGTTTTTATTTCTTTTTGGTTTTCACTTAAAGACTCTTGTGATATAATATTTCTTTTTCTAGAATCTCCGCTTATAAAAGAACCAACAGGAGTTTGTTCAGGTAAGTTACTAATACGTGTTTGTATTCTTTCTTCTAAACTTACTTCTTTTTCTTCTTCAAAAACTTTAGCAACGCTTTCTTCGTAAGATAATATTTCTTCATTAGAAAACTTTTCAAGTATTATTTTTTGAATTTCTTCTTTTTCGTCTAAACTCATTTCATAAGTTTTATAATTATTATTTAACAACTCTACAACCCCGTTTCTAAGGTCAGTAATTTCTTCTTTTTGTTTTACAGGGTCTGGATAACTATCTTTTAATCCACTTATCATTTTAGGTATATCAGTTATTATTTCCTCATCAAAATTATTCTTATTATTGTCTATTCTATAAGGTAACATTTGAACCTCTGTCATTCTAATATTTATACGGTTTTCATTGCCATATGATTCTCTTACAAAATTTAATGCTGCTTGTTGTATTTCAGTAATTGTATAACCTTTTTCTTCCCAATCAGGGTTGTTTTCTATATAGTAGTTTTCTGACCTAGCTGCATTTGATGCTATGACTGCTAACGTAGATACATCCGCTAGTAAACTCTTGTCTTTTTTAGGGTCTGCATTTGCTTTTATTATTTCAATGTAGTTTACTTTTTGCAGTGGACTAGGCTCAAATATTTTAGAAACTGTATATACATCTTCATGTTTTTTCAATAGAATACTTGCTTCATTAGTTCTTCCCTCTCTAACATAAGCGTCCGCAAGTTGTCCCAGCACCTCAGGGTTTGTTTTAATAAATTCATCAGCTTTTCCATCCTTACTTGCTTCAGTATAAGACAAGATTAATGCTCGACCATTACTATTTAATACACCTTTTCTAGTTAAATAATCTTGAGGGTCTATTTCTTTTTTAACTATAGCAGTATAAACTTTGGAACTTATGTCTGTTACAGAGGCTCTTGGATATTCAGCCACAACACTATCAACAGCTTCTGTATAAAAATCATAGCTCACATTTTTAAAATCTAAATCACCTGCAAAGCTGTTTTTTAGGTCAGGAATAATTTCAGAATATATTTTATTAATATCTTTTTTTCTAGCTGTAAAATTTAAAGGTTTGTATATTTTGTCTTCTATAACTTGATTTTCAATAGAGTCTCTAAATGTAGTTCTTTCTTCTTTAGCAGTTTTTAAAACGCCTTGTAAATCTAGTAAGTCAGAATTAGTAGTTACTAACTCTCCTTCTTCATTTCTTTCTGTATTAAATATTCTATTCCATGCAGCTTTTATTAAACCTTTTTTAGTTGGGTCATCTTCTACTAAAGCCATTGCAGCTTTATAT